ATCTTCACTGATTTCAATCCAAATCTCTCGATTAGGATATCGTGCTGTGATTTCAGCGTGGAGATCTTCTGAAATCATCTCGCAGGATTTGTAATTCAATTCTAATGTGCCTTGATATAACTTCTCAAGCCAACGCTTAAACTGAATAAACTCAATGTCACGGTCGTCATGAAACACTTCAATATATACTTTAAAGTGAAAGATATGACGATGTGGTGTGCCAAGAAAACTGACATCATACTCATCACCAGTTTTAAGTTTAGGGTCTGTGGCCGCAGCCGGATACATATGGATACCTTCTTTACGGAAGGTGACCCAAATCATTTTCTTAGGTCTAACATCTTGCTTGATAATCATACTGGTGTGTCTCCTTCATATTCTTTCCAGTCTGTATATACCTTACGGTCCATAAGGTCGTGTAAGTAATGACACCATACTCCAGGATTAGTATCACCCCAAGTATTGTCGTCAATTTTTAATACTGTGTTATAGTTGTATAGTTTGATATGGGGAAGTTTTACACTGATCATTGAAATAAATCTATCGTGTTCGGTAAAACCCATTTCGTGGATTTCAGGAGCATACTTAACATCAAAGTCAAGAGTGACCCAATAGCCACTATCTAATAGACCATTAATCATTTTACTCCAGGCACGCCAGTCTTCAAGAGTAGAGGGTGTAAAACTTTGACTTGTGCCTAAATAAATGTGATCAAGGTTATTGACCTTGCTAATAATCTCATCTACAGGTTTAACGCCAACAACAAATAGTGTACGTTCACCCTTCATCGGTGTATGTTCGACTTCAGTGCCAATAAAGTAATCTACTTGTTGTCTACCTTCTGTTCCTATTGCCATACAATGTAGCCTCTGCTATAATTTTTAGGTCTGTTTATTCCATCATTGAATGCCTGACGCCATTCAGTGTTTCTATTATATCCTCTAGTCCAGAATTTGTCAACATTGAGTTCACCGTTTTGAATCATTGATACAGCCATTTCCATACAGCCGTGGAATCCTCTATTACGGGGACTGGGTCTTACCGTAGTAATACTTTTCCACAATAGCAGTTCATTTTCTTTTTTACTGATATTCCTGCTAACACCTTCTACTAATAGTCCATTTTCATTTATGATATTGTCTTGTAGAAATAAAGGAATATTACCGTTTAGATCAATTATAATGTCGTAGTTAGTGTCCATATTTTTCTGAATTTCAACACCAATATTATGCCAAATATCTTTATTGCTAGATCCAACTACATCAATTTTGGAATTTTTAAAGTCTTTTTCCCAATTACGCATCATATGGTAGGCAACATAACTTAAAAAACCAGTGCCTAATAACAATATTTTATCTCCAAACATAGCACGACTACTAAGTTCGCCTATATGACTGAGTATGATGTTCATTCCACAGGCCACTGGTTCTATTATATAGCGTGGATGTGCTTCTGGAACGATTACGAACTCTCCTTCTCTTACTCTGTATTGGTCAGCGTAGGCAGGTTCACCTCTAGTTGCCACAATATCGCCTACTTGGACTGGCGTAAATAACCCACTGCCAACGTCAATAACTTGACCTAGTCCTTCGTGACCCTGCATACCTAATGGCAACGGGCCAAACTTTCCTATCATCATATCTACATCACTGCGACAAACACCAGTCATTATGTTTTTTACAATGATATGTTGGGACTTGCTTACCGGATAGTCGTAGGTAGTTTCTTCAAAGTGTCCTTGTCCTGTTGTATAAAGTAGTCTATTCATAGATTTTCTATCTGTTGATGAATCCACATATCCTGCTCATACTGACGTTGCCAAAACTCATCGTTTGTTCTGTTTTTAACAGACTGTCTGATCATTTCTCTATAGGCAATTTCTGGACATAACCCTAGATCATATCTAACGCCATCAAAGTCGATGTAAACTTGGTCTATGCCGTCGCCACTTTTCCAGTCTGCGGTGAGATGATAAGTCGTTTCGCCTTGAGAAAATTCAAGAGTGCAAATATCATCAACATCAAATACACCATCATGATTGACAATACCATAATCACTGGTTGTTAAATCTTGTAATTTGTATCGTTGACTTGCATTTACAAGAGTCTTAGTTCCTTCTGTATAGTTTGAAATGGCTGTATAAAGACTTAACAGATGAGGCATTAAGTCTCTACTAACTCCTCCAAATGCCAACTCTTTGGTAGTGAACCAACTTCCTGGGCTTGGAATTCGGTTATTGTTAATCCAATTTATAGTAATATTTTTAGCCCCGAGCGCCAAAGTTCTAAATTGGCTAAGTTCATTTCTGTATTGATTATTTTTAACCATACAGATTCTAGTATTAGGAAAGTCTTTAATTAACTTATCCCAACTAAAACTATTAACTACACCGGGCTTTTCAACAAATATAATTTTTGCATGTGGTGCAATCTGTCTTGCAATGTTTTCATGTGTATAATTTGGAGTGCAAATATTTACAGTTTCAAATTCAGTATATTTTTCAATGGCTTCTTCTAAAGTAGAATACATTGCTGGTGCTTTAGGATCTACACTTAATACATCATAGCCGAGGCTCTTTAATGCCGGCTTATATACGGCTGCTCCAAAATTCATTCCTATAATTAAACTACGCATCATTAGAGTCCTTATTCAATATTTTCAAGTTTAGCCAAGTCATCTTCGTCAAATTCTTCTTGTTCATCAGATTTTACAGGCTCTGGTTCCTCTGTGTCAAATAGTTTGAAGAAACTGGTATCAGCATTAACGGTGCGTTTACCTGTATTTCCTCTAGTGCCAGGTATTTCAATCCAAAACTTGCTAAACTCATCTACTATGCTGTCTGCCACTCCACGATCACTTGTGCTAAAAATGGCATCAACTACATCTTTAAAATATACTCTATCAAATTTTTCTTGAACTAGCATAGCCGGACACAGGCCTGCATCATATTGGCGATTGGCTTCTTGCACTGAATTAATATGCATCCAAACATTATGTCCCATCATAATAGCATAACTAAAACTATCCCAACTTGTTTTACCTATTTTACCTAGTTTGTTCAAATCATTCGGGCCGTAGATACAGACATCATTAATTTCAACACCATCTATAATTGGACTAGAGTCAAAACTCTTAAAATGCCCATCTTGAACAATAGCATCTTTGAACAGTCGTGTGTCTTGGCTATATTTTTTATTATCTATGCTTGGAAGCATTCTATACAGCCATTTTTTTCTGTCTTCAATTTCTGTTTGAACATAGATCTGTCCATTAGCAGTTGCCAAAAATGGACTGGCACAGTCGAAGCTGATTGTAAAATTTGGATTATGGTACTTGCGAACAGCACGTTGTATATCAGTTAATAGTAATGCCCATTCTAATTTGCTAGTACCCAAGAAGTGCATCCAATCCTGTTTACCCTGTTCTAGTAAATTATCAAACTTTAAGGCAACTAGTCGTTTTAGTGTAAGGTGAACATCACACATATTTTGTCCACCCATAGCCCACCCATTAAAGTGGTCATTGGGAAACTGTTTTGGGTCGCAGTAGTGTTTCATACGCTGATACCAATCATCAGCATCAGTATGATTTTCACCTTGTAGAACATTTAAGAACTTGCAATTACCATTACGATTGCGAATAAAATAATCATTATTGATATAGGTAGCATTGACTGCTTCTTGATATGTGCTAATACCTGTAGCCTTTTGGCCTGCTGGGCTACGAGCAACCCAAGCCGGAATATCAAGTATCATTCCATAGTCCATAAGACTATCCATCCAGGTTAGGACCTGTGCTCGTTTTTTAGCAGCCTTTGGGCAGTTAGGATCTTTCCAGTCACCTTCCCATTTGCCTTTGCCTATCTGGAAACCACCACTATCACCTAATACCCAACTGGTAGAACGATTGCGATTGCGGAACATATCCTCGCCTTCGTCTTGTTTATTTAGGTCTAGGTTAGCGTGTCCTGCACTGTATAAGCACCAATAGTAGTAGAATAGTCCTTTATCCGGTTCTAAGTAGTTAAGGCTTTCTACTCCACTAGTAAAACTACTAGGAATACGGTTAGGATCTACATAATTTCCATACCGTTGTTTTCCTATGTAAGTAGCATAAAAACCTGAGGTAGCAGGTAAAAATACAGCGTAGTCGTTTTGTGTTGAAGTTAAGTCACGATTCATTATTATTCTTTAAGATAGTCTACAGACTGTGAACAGGTGCTCAGTAAAATTCTAATGGCATCAGTTTGCGGATCACGTTCCCAAGTAAATTGTACATTTACTCCATATTGGGCTAGATTAAGCAATTGATTATTTAGATTTTCGAGAGACTGTTGTATATTATATACTAAAACTTTAATTTCAGGATCTTTCATTATGTCACCAAATTTTTTGATAATACCATACAACTTATCCAAACCCATATAGTATTGAATCCTACAAGTGTAGGTAATAGTTTTTTATTACTGGCCCATATAAGTGTTAGACTAGTTGCTAGTGTTAAAAAATATAACCACCAAATGCTAATACCGAATATAAGCCCAGGAATGATAATAACGGCTTTAGCAGCCCAACTTAAAAATTCTACAGTATTATAGTCTGTCCAATATTCGCGCTTGAACCACATTCCGTAGCAATTTTTGATTGCAGCGAATGTGCTATGTCTATATACAATGAGAATTAGTATAAGAAAAACTAGATTGGCTGCTAATATTTGATTCGATGTCATTTGCTTTGTGCTGGTAAGATATATTCGTATTCAGCCAGCCCACTGTCTACAGTAATCATCATAGCACCAGCATCAGAGATTTTCATAGTTTTGTCTCCATCTAGATTTAAAATAGATTGAACTTGGCTAACTGGCCAAGACCAGTTTTGCTTGAGTTTATTTTTAACTTTTGGTTCAAAAACAAATGATCCTGCGTGAGTGCTGGCATCCCCAAAAGCAAATACAAGATTTGAGTTTTCAGTTTTTACCTGAAATGTTTGTTCTTCTGTATGCGCTTGTGCTTGTAATTTTAGTCTATTAATGGATGCTATGCTAGGTTCGAAATCAATGTCCCAGTTGGCACCTTTGAATTTAACTGTTTTAAGTCTTTCATTGATTACTTCTGAACTCATAAATCTATAATCGTTAACAAAGTCACCGGTTTGATTTTCAAAGTGCAAGTTAACAGGAACATCTGCACCATTCCGTTCCTGTGTGACTATTTCAATAGTGGCGTTTTCTTTATATTCTGGATTTTTCAAATGCATGTTTAACTTGTCTAGGTTAGGCATTCCGAATGTACCTTTAAATTCTGAAATAGGATTTTTAGTTTTAGCCGTCATAATCACAGAGCGGTCTTCGGCCATGCTTTCTATTGTTGTAGTTTTAATATCACCGGTTATTTTTGCTAACGGTAAAAATCCTAAACTGTGTGTATGTGCCACAATGTCTTGTAAAATATCTTTCATAGTTTTTCCTTTTAGTTTTAGTATATAGGTATTTAGGTCAGAAGTCAAACAATTTATTAAATGTATTAGTTTGTTCGGTAGATCTTATATCCCACTCTAATACACCAATAAGATTGCTTAATTTGCTATCAATAATAGTGGTTTCCATTTCTTCATGATCAAATGGAAGATCTTTAAACCATTTAGGCAATCTTAATTCGTCAACTGGGTATGCTACACTGCTATAATCTAAAGGATTATCTTTTAGTTTACAGACAATAACTTTAGCACCGTCAGTTATGGACATTGAGTATTTGTCATCGTACATACGTTTAAGTGTGTTCCAATTTATACTTGCTCTAACATGTCCGGGCATATTTGCCTTACCTTGCTTTTCTTCTTTACGTTGATAGTCAGTTATATTATTAGCACGTCTTGGGCTACCTTTTTCCCAACCGGGCCGACTCTTAAATTCTGTTCTAAATTCTGTAATAAAATCCAGCACTTGTTCTTCACTAGATCCAGTAAGTACCATTTCTAGCACTTCGCTTAAGAAATCTTGAATAAAAGTTGGCGTATCACTACGTTTAAGGTCCAAGCCCATGGCCTTGATCTTGCCAGGCTTACCTTCCACATCTTGTCGCTTTCCTTCTTTATCATAATATAGTACAGCATAACGTTTTTTAGTAATGAATAAGGCTTTACTGCCTACAATTTCTCTACCTGCTCGAATTACTTCTCCTCGTGTCTTTGGACAATGAAATGCATCTAGCATAAACTGAGGAAATGTTTGATTAACCTCGCTGGCGATTTGATCATATAGTTGTATGACAGTTTCTTTTGACCAAGGAATTAGTCCTTTATCTATTTCTTTTTTAAGAACACGGTAAGCACTAAAATAACAACTATCTGTATCACAGTAGATAATAGCCTTGCCTACATGGTTATTTTCACCTGTAATTACTTCATTAACTTTACCAGCCATGTGTTTGGCAATAGCCCGGCCAGTAAGCGTAGTTGATTGCCCAATGCGTTTATCAAAGAAACGACAACCGGGATTAAGGATAGCGCCGTATAAACTATTCAAGTTAATCTTTTTAACTAACTGTCTTTTATCCCAGTATTCTTCTTCGATCTTATTGCCTGCTGTTATACTTTCTTTCAACTTGGCTTGCATTTCTTTACGTTCACTATACCATCTTTTTAGTAGTCCAGGAATTACTCCTTCTTTTTCATAGGTAAAGATTGTGCCATTAGCACTAAGCATGAATGGTTGATTACTTTCAAAGATAAGTTTATAGACTTCAGCGGCACTTAGTACATCAATATTGCCATCTTCCCAATCTATAGTAATCTCAGTTCCAATTTCTTTGCCCATCACTGCTTCGTATTCTAGTGTGCCAAACTTTCCTTCCCATGATGCAGCAAAACTTTTGCCTTTGTTCATTTGCTGAGCAATAAAATCGTCAGTCATTGTTTGACGTAATTGTCCAACAATGGTCTCCGGGCCCATGTTTAATGCACGAATTGCGCTAGGATATAAACTATTAATGTCTAAACTTCCAACCCAATCGTGTAATCCTTCTTTTGGATAGGCTACATATGCACCAGCCGCAGAGTTATTGTCATTTTCGTTTAGTCGAGCACGATTAGGAACTTGAAATCCTCTACGATGTGCTTCGTTAATAATAGCCTGTTCTGTGACTGCTACTGCGCCCATTGTGGTTTGTAGTAATACGGTATTTTCATGTGCCAGTTTATTACTCAAATCTAGAAACTTAAGTTTCTGATCAAGTTTGTTTAGTAGAGCACAATCTTGTCTATTGTATTCAATGAATTTACGAAAATCATTATTGTAAAGTTGATCTAATGAGCCCTCATAGACCGTTTTAGATTCTCCAATCTCCATTTCACCAATGGCATCAAGTCGGTATGTGTGACGTTCTTCATAGGTATATTTTCTATAAAGTTCTAAACTATCTAAATGTACACGACCAATAAGATCAAAGGTAGTAGCAGTTTTTCCATATCTTTCATATTCTCGTTTTCGTGGATATTGGTCCCATAAACAAAATCTACGAGTATCGTCTTTGCTTAGTACTTTGGCTACGCGGTTTACAGTATAGGGAATATCATACCCTTCACTATTCCATCCGCTTAAAACATCGGCATCCTGTATTAAATTTAAAAAAGTATCTAACATGTCTGCTTCTGATTCAAACAAATGTGTGTTAGGAAAACCTTTAACTAATTCTTTAGCCTTGTCTATTTTAAGTGATTTGGGAGGAATTGCCAAACAAACAAGTGTGTCTAACCATTGTAAGTGAACGCTAATGGCTGTTATTGGCATAAATGGATCATCTGGACTTGCATAACCTCGTTCCGGATCGAAGTCTACTTCGATGTCAAAAAATGCTACATTTAATTTTGGTGATTCTGCACCTAAATAGTTTTCGCTTAAAGTAACAAATATAGGATTAATATCTGATTCAAATATACGTTTATTAGAATGAATAGCAAGTTCTTTTCTAAAATCCTTGCTATTCTTACAAACTACTCTAGTTAATGTATCTCCATAGATTGAAGTAAATTTACCTCGTTGATCAGGATAATAAAAAGTATAACGTGCGGGAAATTCTTTAAAAATTCTTTTACCATCTGTGCTGCGTTCGACAACTTTGATGATATCAGCATCGCGCTGAAAATATGCGTCTACATACATCTATAACTCCTATGTGATTTACGGCTCACAAATACCCTGTGTGCGGTTTATGGCCCTGCCTACCTTTCTCAAGAATATTTATTAGATTTTTTTAGTGAGGTCTAAAATTGCTTCAACTTCTTTCCAATCTGCGTCGTGAGCATTCCAGTCACCTTTATGTGCAATTTTAATTGCTCGATTAATTACAGATGTTTTGATGTTGAGTTCTTCTGCTACTGCTTTTACAGTATCTTTTAGACCTTCTTGTAGGTCTTCAATTTCACGTAGGACTGTGGATCCTTCGTTAATAAGACGTTCTAATTTGGCTTTTTCTTCTGGCCCATACATACGATTTGACATAGTGCTTTCCTATCCGAGTGTGTATTATATAGTATGCTTTACACTATGTCAAATATATTTTTTATCGTTTATAAGTTTCTCAAAGTCTGCATTAACGCATTAATACGTGCCTCAAATTCTTTGGTTTGGGCATCATCAAGATTTCCTTCTTTCATGGCACGTTGGGCTTTTTGGATAGCATCAACTATTTCATTTCTAAGTTGATTCTTCTCCGCCATAGATAATTCACCAGGTGCTTTAGTTGCCAGTTGGTCACCTTTATTGGAAAGTTTATCACCGAGTAGATCTAATCCGAATGCTGTGGCCCCTGCCACTGCTCCGCCTACAAGTCCTGCTGGTGGAATAAACAATAAGGCTCCTGCTATGGCATTTAGTAAGGCTGCTGCACTGTAGGCTATACCTGCTGCTGTATTTCCGTTATCGAAGGCATCTACGGCACTATCTGCTGAAGAATAAACTCCATATGCTGCTCCTGCTGCTCCTAGACCTTTTAATGCTTTACCACCTAAAGGTCCGAGTCCTGTATCGATGGCCCTGTTAATTTTGGCAGCACTCTTACCTGCTTTTTCAACACCAGAGGCAAATTTTTCTAATCCACTAGGTTGCTTCATTATTCTAGCGGCTTCTTTTTGCATGGCCTTTTGTAAATCTGCATCCTTGGCTAGCCTGCTATTCATTTTTTTACTTTCTGGGTCATTGCCAGGAACTACTAGTCTTTCAGTAGCAGCATCCCACACTGCTGTGATTTTAGTTGTAGAAAGCATTCCGCCTTTTGTATTAGGCAGTGTAATTTTAAATTTTTGTCCTGAAGCAGGTGCTTCCCCGCCTACATACCATCCTCTAGGTGGAGGAGCCTTGACCTTTGTTGGTTTAGGTTGAGGACTAGCATTTGCCTGTGGAACCAGTTTTTCCAATTGAGAAACTAGACTAGGAGGTGCCTTACTAATTAACTTTGTGGTATCAGCAGGGTCAACTCTCCACCAACTAGCAGGAGTGCCTGTAAATTTAAAAGCAGCATTTTTATATGTAACCACAGTGTCCAAAGGTATATTGGCTAATTCAGATAATATTTGTCTGTATCTTGCCATTTCACTGACTACAGATTCTTTTTTAGCAGCAGTGGCCTGTTGTGCTTTTGCTAAAAGGTTATCTAATGTTTGTAAACTTTGTTTAACCTGTTCAGGATTCATTCCTTGTTTAGTAGGTTCAGTTGGCTTTTGTTGTTGAGGACCAGGATCCGTTTTAACTGTTATATTATCTTTATTAGCAGGAGGAGTTGATTTTACTGGCTCAGTAGGTTTAGCAGGTTCAGTGGGTTTAGTAGGTTCAGTAGGTTTAGCAGGTTCAGTGGGTTTAGTAGGTTCGGTTGATCCTGTTTTTTTCTGCTTCCATTCCCCGGCTTTCATTCCTGGTCGGGCTAGATCTGCTGTAGTGCTAGGGGTGATTTGTATATTATTTTCTTTAGCCACTTTGTTTAAGGCTGCTATAGTAAGTGGTCCTACAATGCCATCTACTTCTAAACCTTGTTCTTCTTGAAATTGTCTAATTACTTCTTCAGTTTCTTTTCCGTAATAACCATCTATGCCATAGTCTGGAAGAGCATCGTTATAGATTTCGTCTAATACTTTTTGTATATCAGCATATTCTGGACTAGGATTGGATTTAGGAACCTTTAACGGACCACTGGTATTTCCACTATTAGCAGGTGCTACAGGTGTAGTGTCCTTATCTGTTCTTTGAAAATCTGCTGCTGTGGTAGGCATTGATGCGGCTGCTGGTTTAGCAGGTTCCGGAGGTATGCCTGCTCGCATATCATCTTCTGATATAATATCTAAGTATTTCCTAAATAATGCTGTTGACATAATTATTCTCTTATAGGCCGGCTAATTTTCTAATTAGGTTTAATGCCTCATCCTGTTTTGGTTTGGCACTGGCAGCAATTTTGCTAAGACTATCACCTGCCTTGACAGTGTAAGTGCTACCATCTGGCATTTTCAATTGTTGTCCTGGTTTTATTAAATTAGGATTAGCACCTATAACATCTTTGTTCATTTGATAAATTGCCTGCCATCCGCCTGCTGCTGGTGTTGCAGGCTTTGTTGGAGCAGCAGGTTTTGCTGGAGTTATACCAGCAGGAGCAGCCGTATCCATTTCACTGCCTGTTGTTTGTTTCGCAGGTTGAGTTTGTGCGGTAGGCTGTGCTGTGGGTTGAGTAGCAGATTGTGCCTGCCCTATAGCATCGCCACCTTGTGCTGGATCATCTTGTGATGGTTCTTGGTTGGCTTGTTGGAAAGCATCGTCTGCTTGTGAGCCTGCTGCTGGTTGTTGTGCTGCTGCTTGAGGTGCTGCTTGACTAGTGCTGTCTATGTTAGCAGATTGATCCACATCATATTGTGCTGGAGGAGCACCTGCTTCCGCTCCTTGATCTGCTACTGGTGCTACTGGTGCTGCTTGAGATGCTGGTGCTGGATTAGATGCTCCAGCGATATTAGCATCGCCACTCATATTTGGATCTGGGTTGTTTAATTCTGCTCTAGCACGGGAACCGACTACTTCGCCTGTATTTGGATCTGTTCTGTATTTTACAGCATGTTTCATTGCAGCAGCAGGATCTTTAAAAAAACTTGGACCTTTTGGAATACCTGCTTGAGGTTCTACAGGTTCTTTATAATCACCTTCTTCATTAACTTCAAATTCCTGCATTAAGGCACGAGCAATGCTGCTTTTCATATCTATATTTTCGTTAAGATGAACCTTGCGAGTCTTCTTCGCAGGGCTAGTAGCAGACTCGTTAAGCATCTGTCGCTTATCGATTGTTTCTAATTTAGTCATTAACGCTTTAAAATCCATGTCACTTTCCTTTAATCTTTTCGCAGTCATTTACACGCTTGCCTGCATTCTTGCCTGTGCCTGGTTTAGTTCCTACTTTACGATGTCCTGGCCAACACTGTTTAGGACCAGCAACACCTTCTTTCATTTCTGTTGGTGGGTTTATAGTTAAGGTGATAACATCGCCTTCTATGTATCCTTGAGCACTGACTCTAGGAGTTCCGGGTGCTGGGCTATATCTACCACGTAGGTCACCTTGTAATACTACGCTATATTCTTTGCCGCCTAATACAACAGTGGCCTGTGGTTGAACATTACCACCTGCTGGCTTAGCAGGAGCCTGAAGTATTTGCCAATCACCACGTTCCATAA